CTTAGGAACTCAAGAAGATTTTCAACATCATAAGATGGCCCTCTATATGTACCTTGAAGGCAATGTGGCTCACGCAATTACAATTATCCACAAAGACAGCCTCTCCGTTAAGAGCCTTGCACCAAACCCTGTCCCCTATGGTTTACCTGATCGTGTCATTGACCCCAAAACGGGTATACCAATTCCAGCGCTCGACCCGTATGAGATGCCTACACGAAAGATCAACGGTGACCACACTGGTCGATTTACCACCTTGTCGCTGATGTGTTATGAGCAGAAGTCCTGGACAGTGCTTAGTGCCTCAACCAACAAAAATTTACAGACCAAAGTTACGGCAACAACAGGTGTTTCCCATGGACAAGAACATCACTTCTTAATCTTCCTTAGAGATTCCCCCGAATGGGATTTGGTAGTAGTTCCTCCGCTCAGAGCAGAAGCATATCTACGTGATAAGAAGGTCCTACAATATTATGAGGATTTCATAGATTTGTGTGCTGAGGATGAACAGAGAGAGATCACACAAAATATTCCCCAAAATAAACCCATCCCGGGCATTATTGCCATAGACTCAGAGTCGGAGATAGGAGAGGAGAGGAAGAGTGATGAAGCTGATGACGCCACCTCTGTAGCATCTTCCCAGCTCATAGCCAGACAAGGATTGCTAGCGGCCACTAGCGACGTCCAACTTTCCATGGTAGATTCAGGGCCAGCACAGCTGAATCCAGGAAAAGATAAGTCTAAACAAGCCCTATGGGACTTTGTAGACGGAAAATTTGAACTCAAGTCGAACCTGAATCGTTGTCTTCGTGAAACGTACCCTGAAATTAATTATTCAAATGGTAATGCCCAACCAGATTTGGATGATTTTTATAGTGCTATATTGCTCTTGAAGTTAGAAGAACACCATTCGAACTACAACCTCCATGATAGCGTAGTAGAAGGTTTGAAGGTTCCAACCAGCGAGTATAATCTCCCTAAAGGTGATGTCCCAGTTGTAAGTTCTGAATTTTTCCTATCCCAGATGATAGATTCTACCACAGCTGAGGCCCTCATTATAAGACTGGAAGTTCCTGAATTTGATGGCTATTTCTCCATTTACTGGAAGAAGCACCCTATGTTAGAGGTCCGTAATCGCTCCGTCAAACATAATCTAACCTGGAGGCTTAGCAAACTTATAAATTTAAAATCTTATCAAGATATTATGGAGTTTGGCTCTGACAGTCGCAATCACACACCATGGCGTTTTGAAACTCTGTCCAGGATTGTAATTGGTGATTTGGTTTGTTTACATTTGATAAAAGCTTCACGCGCTCCTGTTGCTGCACCAGAACTACCACCCTTACCTTTAATCTCACTGACGAAAAAACCCACCTTGAGGCAATTTTATAATGTTTGTTTTCACGATGACATGCCCTGTGTTTATAATCTGGACATGATACACCCACTTGTACGCGAGGCGGTACATAAATATCAAGGTTGGGCTAACGCGAGGGCTAAATGGCAAAAAGACACTAAAGAAGCCTATGCGGATATGATGGCCTTTATCTCTACCTCTACAGAGGGTCTAATAACAGTGTCCTATGGCGCTGCTCCCTACTATCATTATTGCATCGAGATAAAGAATAGGAATTGTCAAATGGTAGACACTCATGGTGAAACGCCCTATCGAGACCTAGCTGTAGATTTCATGCGCGAGTTTATCTTCCAGAGGCACTTTAACTTTATAAATAGTATGGTTCAAAACGTCCAAATGCATACTTTGAAGAGAAAGCCTGAGCGTTCTGTGATAGTCACAGGTGCCTTTAGGGACACCGTAGCCAAGGCTAAGGGCCGAATCGTGAATGTAGCAGAACACATCGCAGCATACTTTTGGTTTATTTTGATGTTTGCCTGCTTGTTCAGCATTGTTTGGAATACCCTACATTTATTGCGCATCACTGCTCATAGTACTTTCGTTGTTTGTTATTATGGTGCGGGCGTCAATTTATTTACGCTATCTTACTCGTACTTGTGGGAGACTGTCCCAAGCCATTTGCACCTCTTTCTTGCAGTTTGGGGCTTTAAGACTCTAACCTTCTTACTTTTGAAGGCCATGTTCCGTGGAATAAAGGTTAAGTATTGGGATAAGATTGTTCATGCTGGTATGGAAATTTTAGACCCCCAATTACTTATCGATACGAACCATTACCTCCAACCCCTATCCAAAGAACATGATGAACACCTGGATTTGTACAAAATGGGCACCCTTCAAGTAGTAGAGCAATTTAAGATTAAACGTCCAGGTAATAGGATCCAAGTGAAGAGTAAGACGAGGAATTACACCAATAAGTTCAACATGGATACCTCGATTTTATCATTGAAGGCTCACCCAAAATTCTTAGGCCAACTAGGAAATTTATATAACAGCATTCGCAACAGACCTACTTTTTGTAAGAGACCAGAATCTATTATCCCGCATGAGCCCAATAATTATGACTTATTGCCTAAAGTCCCTAGTCACGATGAGATCAATAAGGTTTGGGCCACGCTTTGTAGATTTCTTTCGCCTATTAATAAAGGTGACCCAATAATCCAAAAGGGTCTAGAACAGCATATAAACAAGATCCTGGCCCAGGATGTTTCTGACTACCTCGAAGTTTTACACCTAGACAATACAGTGGATTATAGTTTAGAGACATACCTACGGGGCTGTAAATACCCAAAAGAATATGCAAAAGCTTGGGAAGAGTGTAACTCTGAACCAAGGACCAAGATCTCTCCTGATGTTATTGTCTTTGCTAAATCTGAAGAAAAGCAGTTGAAGCCGCTACATAAGATCAAGTCCCGCGCCATCCAAGGCCCATCTTTGAAGTATAGAGCTGTCGTGGGATATGTTATGAATATTGTAATGGAGGTCTATAAGAGAACACCTTTTGGAAAGACATCATTTACTCAGGGACTCAGTAATGAGGAGTGGGCCTCGAGAAAGGACGGCATCTTGGCCAATCTTGAGGGAGAATTCTCAAATATATTTTTAGACTCTAATAACCATGATGCTCATGTTAATTCGTGGATGCATAATAAGATTTCCTTCCCCTTCCTAAGAGCCGTTCTCCCCCCTACTCTCTTAAAGATGGGCATATATGGGCCAATTACGCAAACTATAATAGCAGCCATATTAAGCCCTACGACGACACTGAGGTTATACTCTGACAGGCGATTCTCACATATACGATCTTACGCTAATAGCCAACAAGAGCTTTTGCTGGAAATTGTGGTAGAGGGGACAACAAGCAGCGGTAAAGTGGATAGAACTACCTTCACTAATACTTACATAATGGCTACTGTATTACGGGCTATAGGCGAGAAGTCAGGATTGCGCCACGTAAGCCCCTCAAAGACCGGTGACTTTGCTGTAGATCAGGCAGGTGACGATAACTTAACTCACTGTACCCAGCAATATCTATCAAGATATTTGAAGGAGTTGATCAAGCACCTCGTACCATACCGACTCAGCAAGGCAGAGATCCAAACCGAAGAATATTCTAAAAAAGCTTATTTTATTGAAGAAGGCTCTGAGAAAGTCCCCATACCCCTGTCAGGTCTAAAAGCACACTATGCATCTGGTCTTGGTTTTAATATAAACCAGATAAATATTTCCAAGCCAACATCATCAGCACCTCTTGATTTTCTAAGCAAGTGTGGTAACACGGGCTATCAAAGTCGGCTAATTAGAGACCCCTATAAGACCTTAGTGACTGGGGCTTGTACGACGAAATTAAGGAAGGACTTTACTAAAGAGGATTATAATCAAGCAATCAGTGATCAATTATCTAGTTGGGGCCAAGGTTTTCCAGCCATAGAGCAACTCGTAGATTACAGGTACACAGTATACCCCCATTCTAAACGTCAAGGTGTTAGAGGTGAGTTGCTATCAGAGGAAAAACATAAAATGGTACAAATGACGTCTAAGATACCCTATCCCACTGAGGGCAATTTTCTCTTTGCCCTCCCAGAGGCTTATCGTTTAATGGACTGCGGTATTTTTGATATTGAAGCTATAGCCAGCGCACCCAAGAACTATAAGGAATATAAATATTCCATCCGAGATCAGCCAATAGTTTTTGGACGTTATAGGAAGTGCAAAGGTAAGGATTTAGCGCGCCCTTACCCTCGCACAGCGCTGACTTTAGTTAATTCAAGAATGGAATCTTCACAACAGACCCAGTCTAAGGAATCTACCAATTCCTCGAAAAAACAAAAGTATTACAAGCAATACAATCAACAGGGCCAGGACCCAACTTATCAGCTGAATAAGAAACTTGCAGACCTCAATCGGAAAATAAACCAAATTCACAACCAATATGGTTTTCAGTCCGCGAACCAAGCAATCGGAGCATATCGTGCAGACAAGCCTTACCGCAAAAAGGTCAATAATTTATACAACAAGTACAATCGCACACCAGGATATAAGAATTTTATTGACCACGGTATTGCTGATAAAATCACGGATCATTTGATAGGCACGGACCCTTACCTGATGAAGCACCGTGGCCAAATAAAGATGGCAATTTTGACAGATGATTGGGGTACGGTCCTTAAAACTGCAGCTACTTACCTCCCACTAGCAAAAGAGGCTTTTTCTAGAGGAAAGCAGTTATACGATATATGGACCGCCAAGGATGCATCTATCGGCGATAAAATCTCAGCAACCTTTGAACTACCTAACATCGAGAGCTCTGCACTTGTTAAACGCCAACCTTCTATTCAGGATCAGATGGCTAACCCACAACAAACTTCAGTACTCCAAATGCCTTATACACTCGGGGCTTCCACTGGTCCAATCTGGAACACCCAACCGAGTATTACGGGCGATAAGTACGGTGGATCCACTGCTGTAAATCTCGATCATGTTGCCCATCGTTTCGACCCAGCACACAATGATTGGGTAGCGAGGATTCCTCAGGCCGGTGGCTGGGGTAATCGGGCACCTGCAAAGATTGTTTTGGAGATAGCCGTTAATACCAATAATGCAGGGAATGTAGCTATCTACTTTAACCCGTGTCGTATGGAATTTCAAGGAAACGTTAACGCAACTACTGCAGCAGCTCGATCAAACCATTTTACTCTATGTCTGACTTCAGATAGTTTAGATATCGACACAGGGATCCAACCACTTGCAAATGGTGCTTACTGCCATGACGGTCCATTATATGACGTCGTCTCTAGGTTTAAGGCATACACCCCGAACTCTTTCCGAATCGACTATGTCCCAGTAGGAACCATAACTAGTGCCCAAGGCCTTGTACACTACACCCAATTTATAGAGCCACCAAATACATCATTTGTTGATATTACAGGCACTGGCCCTTCTATGTCACTAACTGAGATCAGGCAATCACCCTTTTACAGTTCTTGGGCTGCAGTCCAAGAGAGGACTCTCTTGTTAGTCGACGACTTGTCTGGGGGTATGTTTACCGCCTTTGCGACAACTTGGAATACAGGCATGGTCTTCGTTTTTGAAAATTGCCAAAAGAGCGCAGGGATAGGACGACTTATTATATCCGCATCTGCTGATTTATCACCCACCATGTCAGATATGAAAGTCATGCCTACATATAGATTACCCTTAGGAGCTTATACTGATACATTTATGAAGCAATTTACCGCTTTACACCCTTGGGTACTCTCCTGTGCAGCTGAAGAGCTAGCCGAATTCGTCACTAAATTAAAGAGCTTAGAGGTTTGTGACTACGATTCTGTGATGAAAGCACTCTCTGGCCATAAATGGTCTACAAAATCTAAGCGCATTGCTAATTATATGTCCTCAGTGATTAGAGGACCTTCTCAAAATTCCGCGAGTTGGGATTTGGAACTCGATTAAACTCGCGAGCTTATTAGTTAGCGTCAGGCAAAGCCTCAAACCGATTGGTAGGGAACCAAACGGAACATGACGCGTTTAAACCCCAGCACAGGTTCATTAACAACCTTGTATCACCACTTTTGGTGTGAACTAATATCCAGTCCTCTCGATTAGAATCATTTAGTTCCCTGTGCACTTATAGGTTTCCCCAGGTTAATGGTGTCTCCCATGACGTTAAAAGATTAAGCTATTCACAGTGCTATAAAGCAGCACCAGTGCAATATGCTCATAAATCTCCTGGGTTATATTATAGGTTTTTTCCTTTGTGTTCGTTTAGAACCAAAGGTATAGCAGCCCACCGAAAGCCACAATCACACAAATAAATCCGGTGGGGACGAGAAAACGACTATATTAAGCAGATGCGTCAAAACATCTGATTAAGTTAAGGTCGTTGAAGACATTGGTTTTTGGCTTGTTTGTTTCTCGTTTGTACAAATTTCGCTACTTATGAAGGATTTTTGCGACAAACACTGCTATAGTTTAATATCATCAGCCTTAACTTTGGCTGGGGTATCTTTTGGGGGAAAATGTTGTTAAAACACCCCATTTTGTTCTTTTGTATTATCATTGTCTGTATCACAGTGATAATACTTGTATATATTTTATTAAATTTTTCTTTGAGTTCGCGTATGGCAAAGCCAAAGACACAGGGTAATAAACCTACCCCAAGGTCACTTTACGTGTGTAAACGGTACGTCCGCAGGTAAGTCTGCCACTGGGTCCATTCCTGGGTAATGCCCGCCCCATGGAACCCCTTTGGTCTTGATGCAAATGGGCAATGCCAGGTGAGTCCTGGCTGGGTGTTGGCGCACCGAAAGGAAGAGGGCA